CATAGCAAACTCATTTAAACCTTTGTGACTTCCTTGAGGAGCTTCAGATAGGGTTGCACCTAGCTCTGCAGTAGCGTCATCTATAGCCTTTCTTTTAGAGTCTCTAATAGCCTGAACCTCATTAAGAGAGTTAACCATGTTAGAGCTAATCTCTGCCCAATTTACTTGATTGCTTGCATCCCTTTCTGCGTACTTATAATATGTTGCCATTTATTTTTTAATTTTATTGCATAAAACCAAATCCCATTGAAGGGACTCCATAATTACTACCAAAAGCTCCAACACCAGGATTAACATTGTTTTCTTCTTCAACAACAAACTCATCATCTTCATCTTCTATAGGTAAAAGTACATCGCCTGTTAAACCATTATTAAATAAAGCCTGTTGCTCAACGCTACCTCTGTTTATAAAACTTTGTGGGTTAGCCAAGAATGATTCTTTATCAAATTTAATACCCTGCTTACCTTGAGCTTGATTAAATTGATTTTCAAAATTTGGATTGTTATTTATAAGCTGAGCATATGTTGACTGATTTAAAACTGCTTGTCTACCACCTAATGCTGCTGATGCTCCTCTATATCCTGAATTAATACTTGTTCCTAAGAAACCTTTACCTTTACCTGCACCTTCCATGAATTTTTGTCTGCCTTCCCTATTAGCCACCCTGTAAGCCTTGTTAGACGCTCTTACCCCTGCACTCTGTGTATATAACGGAGCCATTGCTGCTGCCTGAGCACCAAAAGATGCTAACGATTGAAACCCTTGTCTCTTTGCTGCTGCTGATGCCTGACTAGCATCTGATGCTGCCATCTGTGCTCCTGCAACTTCACCTAAATCTAACTGAACACCAACGTCACGAAGTCTTGACTCCTCTGCTGCTGCTGCCCTATCCAATGCACTCATCTCCTGACCCATTGCTGTCCTAATTCCTGCCTGACCTTTTTGTTGTGCTAGTTGTATTCGACCAACACCTGCTGCAGCACCACGTTCAGACTCTCTTGCTGCCTCAACGGCTTGTGCTCCTGCAACTAACATAGCCTCACGTTGAAGTTCGTAAGGTTCTTTTTGTATCGCTAATGCATCTATGTAGTTAACCTCGAGTTTTTTTCTTGCTGCAGCCATTGCTTTAGCTGCTTCACGATTTGCTCTGTCTTCAGCCTTACGTTGTTTGCCTGCATCTGCAAAAGACATACCCGTTGACGCTGCGGTTAACCCTAAACCAATAATACCAGTTACTAATCCTGCCATAACTTTTCTTTTTTATTGTATTCTTCTAATGTTATTGAAAAAAAACTTTTTTCTATTTCTTTTATGTTTTTAGTATCTGTTGGATTAGCTATTATATTTATCCAAACACAATCCTCTAAACATTTAATTAACCTTTTAGTTCCTTTTAAAGAGTGAGACCAACATGGAGCAATATGTTCTACAGTTTCGTTGTCAGCTTCCACTATAACTTTTCCAGACAATAAAAACCAAAAATGATTGGTATGGTGTATGGCACTTATGACTATACTACCTGCCTTCATTTTCATCTGACGCATATATAATCCATCAGAAAAATTGTTTGTTATTGGAAACTCTTCATTATTAACTAGATTTTTACCATCACCAAATGTATTTTCATTATTGCTTTCAATAATTACATTTTGTAATACCTCTAGTTTCTTTATAAAATTAACTGATAACTCATTATTCATTTACATCAAAGATACTAATTTTAAGGAAATGATTTCATTACTTCCGACTCAACCGCAAACAACTCAATTGCACTTGTGTTATTATTGGTTAATGTAAATACTGCATAGTGACCTAGTATACCATGAGACTCAGCAGTACCATTCTTAATAAAGAAATAATATACAGGTGAAGTTGGAGGTAAGTTTCCAATAGGAATACCTAACGGGTCATTTGGTGGATTAGTTATAGTGGTATCTACTACTAAATAGTTGTCTCCATTTTTAATGTCTTCAACTCGATTTGTCACCTCGCCAATTAGCGTTACTGAAGTACCAACCTTTGTGTATATTAAATCTCCAATACTTAAGATAGTTCCTATATTTACAAATGGTGTTGTACTAAAATTAATTTGAACGGCTGCAGGATTAGTAACATCAACACTCACGTTGCTACCAATGCCATTAGCTGACCTTAAAGGGTACTGTGCAGAACTAGCAGGGTTAGAGTTTGCAGCTCTAAGATAACCAAAATAACCACCTTCTTTTATAATATAATCATCCGCACCAATAAAGTTACCCAACTGTTGATCACTATTAACTCTTGTGTCCCAAGAATCATCTGACTCTAAAGCTAAGGTTTTAAATATTTTATTTGTTAAAGGCTCATCATTAAATACAGATGTCATTATAGACGCATAGTCTGCACCATAATAGTTGTTTCTCGTTTCATTAGTATTATGCCTATAAAGTTCGCCTTCTTTAAAAGTATAAAAATAATTGTTCATACCTATCATCCAATCAGGATAGTAAGTATAAAAAGATGGAAAACCTTTTACTCCATCATCATATGTTAACGTATAATTTTCCATATTACTTATTATATAGGGTTACAATATTCAAGGTATATAATTTGACCATTACCATCTATTTGTAAAACAACATCTCCTATTTGTTTTTTAGAAAAAGTACCATTACCTACATAAGCATTAGTTAACTGTACATTAGTAAAAAGAAAATCACCAACTAAAAACTCATCATCCTGAGCATATACTGTAATAGGGAAATCTGTGATATCACACGCACTTACTACTGTACCCGTATCGTTTGATATTTGATAAGGTGAAGGTACAAATGGACACGTTGAAACAGATAAAATTTGACCATTACTATCTATTTCTAAAATAGTACCTCCATCTTTATTTAATTTATAATATCCACCATCACCTACAAAAGCAGTAGTTAACTGTTCATTAGTAAAAATAAAATCATTAAGTAAAAACTCGTCATCTTGAGCATATACTTGATTAGGATAAGTTGTGAGATTACACGCATCTACTACTGTAACTGCAGAGTCAGTTAAGAAATAAGGTGAAGGTACAAATGCACACGTTGAAATAGAAACTATTACTCCATTTGAGTCAACAGTAATTATTTTTTTTGCAGAAGTAAGGTTAATGGTATAATCACCTGCAGGAACTAAACTTGCTCCTGAACTATCTTGTGTAAAAAATTCATGTATAGCAGGATCACCTAAAGTTCCTCCAAGGTTTGGCACATTATAATAAGTATTTGGAAACAATGTTGTATCACAATCACCTCCAATATTTGATGTTAATACACCACTAAGTTCAATAGGACAATTAAGATTTAAATTCCAAGCAGTACCACTACATGGACCAAAAACCTCTAATAATACTGTGATTTCTGAAATACTTAATACAGGAACAACTAATGTGCAAAACCCTGGTCCACTTGCAGTAAGTTGAACATCTCCACTTGTTCCCGTAACAACACCATCTGTAGCATTAGGTATGGTTGGAAATGAAGAAGTTGCTATGTCATAAATAAATATATCTTGATTTGTATAACCACCACCATCTAATGTACTACCTATACCACAATCAGCACCTGTACTTCCAAGAAAAGTAAAGTTTGAAGAATTATTAGATTTTAAAGAACCATATGTAATACTTGTTACCTTATTATATACAACAGAGTCATATATAGCCCTTACACCATCAGGTATACCTTGTGGGTTAAAATAAACTATTAAAGCACCTATTGCTCCTCCTGTAGAAAAAGATAATTTATAAATACCTGAATTTCCTCCTGCATTTATATTCTCATCACACCCTACTAAACAACTATCGCATATCTGAGGAGGTAATAAAGAACAAGATTTTTGTTCTCTAGAAATTTCACCATCAGAATACCATCCATCAGTAGCACAAATTGTTAAGTCAGAATCTGTAAAGATTTTAGTAGCTGATGCTAAAGTTGGTCCGTTTAAATAATAATTTCCTGATGTAGCCATGTTAATTTTTTACACTAAAATTTAATAAAGTGAATATAAATTTATTTTTACTAATGCTATAAGAATATCTAATAAAAGTTATTTTACCTAATCTAAATAAAATTTCAATTATATCCCATTTTTTAGCATTTGATTTCCAATTGTTTATATATTTCATAATTATTTATTTTTATTCGCAACCACAACAAGAGTCTAAATTATCAATATCCGAATAACATAACTCAGCAAGTACAGGTTCTCTATAATCATATATTAAATACAAGTAATCACCATCCGAACCTGAAGGCATAGTAAATTGTGATAAATATGTAGATGGTGAATTAGAGTCATCAACCACTAATGTTGTAGACGCATTTATTAAATTCTGAATAGCAACATTTGTATTAGCATATAACGTACTGCTTCTTAAAAATCTAAAGTTCATTGGTGGATTAGAAAATACAAAGTCATCTGTAGGTGCGATTTTTTCGGATATTATCGAAACATTTGCTCCATCTGCAGGAATAACGCCTGCTCCTTGAAATCCTAATACAGAACTATATTGAGAAACAATAGGAGAAAACGTAAGTGATTTTAATTCCACCTGGCTTTGATGTAAAGGAGAAACAAAACCTCCATCAATCCACCTATAATTGTTATGTATAAACTGACCTGCATCTACATTATCAGATACACATACTTGAATTATCTCTATTTGATTAGCGTTAGGACACGAAACATCTACTTCTAAATTTGAGATTACTGTCCCTGAGTTTGCAAGAAATGTTATTTCTACAGTATCTGTTAAAACAGAATTTTTGTCAAACGTAAAAGTATTAGAACCTTGAACCACAGAATTAAATGAACCAATTCCATTATATAAAATTTCTATAGTAAAAGGATTTGCCTCAATAAAATTATTTTCAACACTTATAGTTACCTCACCAACTAAATCTCCAACATTAAAACATAAAGATTTAAGGTTAGGAAGATTGTCGCTATTATTAAATTGAAAAGTTTGGTCTACACCACAATCAACACATTTAATTTCGCTAGGTAAAGATTCATTGTTTCCTGAAAAAACATATTCATCCATGTATGGGTCATACCCTCCAAGTTTTTGAGTGTTTGGGGATTCTATAAATCTATCTCTAAACCAAGAACGCATACCTGCTTCTGAAATTACAGTTAACTGCTCATTAGAATAAGCACTACCTCTTAGTTGAATTAAAACTCCACGTTTTTGATCAGAAAAATATTTATCATATCCGTATACTGCAAAGCTTTCAGGATTAAAACTTATTCCAAACTCTTCTAGTCTAGCTATTTGCGTTCCTAATACTTCAGGAACAGACGTTATAGAACCTCCTACTGCAGAGTCAGATAATAAATTTTTACCTGCCAAAACATAAGATATTTTGTCTTCTTGTAAAACCAACACATCAGTACTTCTTGCAAATAATTTTTGTATTGGTCCAAACGATTCTTCAGTTCTTTTAAAGTTTATTAAACCTAAATTAAACTCATTTAGTTTATTGACATTACTTTCATCATTGTATATACCACTATAAGTAATATCAGCAAAACGATTAGCCTGCCTATAATCTTCTGCAGAAGTAGTCGTTACTCTGTTTCCTAATAGTAGTGGTCTTCCAACTAAAGAATCTCTAATTTTATAACTTTCAACTCCGTTACCAAAAGAAAAACAATTAAAAAATGATGTGTCTATAATTGCAGGTTGAGTTAATGTTTGAGACTGTATATTCCCTAAATGAACATTTTCTACAGACGTAGAGCTTATTATTACATTTGAAGGATTACTAGGTGGTGTAGATGCCGAAACAACCATTGAACCACAATCTCCATTTACGTTTTGTATAGATTCATCTGGGTCAAGAACTATCTGTTCTTGAATACCTTGTAAAGTATACTCAAAAGCAATTGGGTTTGGCTCTGCTGCATTAACACTTAAGTTAAATAAACATCCTTCTTTTACAATATCAAAATTTTCCGACCCTTCAAACCATACATCAGGTTGAGCATCAACAGGTTCAGTTTCAAAAACAATTGTGCTTTCTGCCCTAAAAATTTCAAAAGTAACTATAACAGTTGACCTTCTTTTTTTAGTTGTTCCACAAGCTCGAGTCCCTGAAACAATAAAACGAATTTCTTGAGTAGAAGGGTCTTTAAACCATTTGTAAAAATTAGTACATAGTTCTGGTATAATACCATAATTATTAGAAGGTGAAGTCGCAAGAGTTGATATGTATTCGTTTTCTACATCACATCCTGTGCCACCTACTTCTTGTGTTCCTGTATTTAAAATATTCTGAACATTATCTCCATTCCACCAATCAATAATATCATCATAATCCTGAGATGCAGTTAATGTACTTTCTAGATTATATTTTCTACGCTCACATCTATTGTCTCCTTTTTCAGGACCTCTTCTGCTAAATTCAAAATTTATATTAATTCTACTCCCTGCAGGAATATCTAAATTAGTAAAATTATTAGGAGAAGTTTCTTCACCAAAACCTTTATACGCTAATACAGGGTAACGCTCTTTTTTTTCAGTATCTGATTGTCTCCCTGGTAATATAAAAGGGTTATCCCCAAGAGCAACAGAAAAATCCTGAGCCTTTATTTTCATATAAGTTCCTGCAGGAATAAGAATATCTTCCCCTTCAGAATTTTGAGGAGCAGGGTCTAGAAAGTCTGCCTCTTTAGCTTCTTTATCTAATACTGTTGCGTATGCACACCTAAGCAAAGGACCTAGAGTATCTAGCTTTACAATATATCTATCACCTGATTCTACTTTTCTTTGATTTTCACCTTCTAATAAAAAATATGTTTCATTTGTAGTAGGGTCTGTAAAAAATATATTTGTATAAATAGTCTCATACGTGTCTTGACTAGGTTTTATAGCAAACTTATATTTTGTTGCCCAATACGGAGGTCTTTGCTGAGTAGGAATAGAAACTCGCATATAATTTTTTAATTCAGAAAAACCACATGGTACGTGTTCACTATTATTAGTGCTAACTAAAGCAGTAGAAGACCTATTAAATTCATCCATATAAATAATACCTATCTCATAGTCTCGATTACTATGTAAACTTTTAGTATCACTTATTGTTTGGAAACTAACTTCAGCAAAATTCCAATTAAAGTATTCATAAGAACTTTGAGTTGGAGTAATAACATCATCAACTCGTCGCATAGCAACAATTTGAAAACCTATGCTTGATGAGCCAGGAGATGTAATAATCTCAATAGGCTGATTAGCAGCAGATATTCCACTTTCATATTTTGTCCAACTCGTTGGTTGAGAGGCATCTAAAATATTGGGTGTGTTACAATTAACTAAATCAGTAAACGTATTTCCTTGACATGATGTTTCTTCAAGAGGGTCTGAATCGTAAACAGGTTTTATGTTTGATGTTGTTCCAACTTTATCTTGAAAGTCAGCACTTATTGCTAATTCATAAACACTATTAAAGTCTTGAGGTAACACGTAACTCCATAGAACTGTAGTTTGAGTAGTTGTTTCTGTAGGATTAGAAGCACCTGAAAAAGAACTGTGAACAAAACTTGCATCAATACCTATAAGTGCTCCTGCAACTAAATTAAAACCATCTAAGTTAATTAAAAGTTGAGCATCAACAATATCTACTATAGAACCAAAAGAATAACTTCCTTCGTCTGTGGTATCTTCTACTGACTCAAATCCTATTTCTTCAGAGATTAGTTCAGTTTGAAACTCTAGTCTTACAGGTGAATTATCAACATCTACAAGATTGTAGTTTTCAATATAGTTACCATACATAATTCTATTGCCCATTAATGTTTGAGCTTTAGCTAATAATGGAACATTATCGTAAAGTCTTAATAATTCAGCCTCTGGAAGTATAGTAAATATTTTACTGTTTCTAAATGTAAAAGTATAATCTGTATTGTCAGCAAGACCTAAATCTGATTTTTTTAATTTTTCTATAACTTTAATTACAGTACCACTACTATCTTTAAATAATAAATCTATTGCAGTAACTAAAGGACCACCTGAGTTATATGTTATGATAGCAGTATTAAATCTGTTTGTTACTCCTTCATTAAGGTACGACTCTGAACTAAATTCAAAAGGATTTGTGTTAAATGCTGCATCTGAAAATTGTGAAGTAGCTGAATACTGGTCATCTTGATACTCGTACCTATAAGCAAAAGAAATAAATCTTTCTTCTAAATAATTTTCATCACCCCCGCTTGTTGTAGTTAGTTGAATAGATGGAGAACTATATGGTGGTTTTTTTATAACTAATAATGACTCTTCTAATAAACCTGCATTGCTATTACCATCAACTAATGGTGTGCCACTTGGATTAGAGTAATTACGATTTATGTTTATAAATCTTGGTGCATTATAATAATCTGTCCAAAATAATAATCCATCAATAAAATTTACTCCTGTAATAAGATATTTTTCATTAAAATTTAATACAGTTTCAGTAGGCGAAAGACCTCCCTTAGAAACACTTATAACATGATATATTAAAGTTTGAGTGACTGTATTAAAAGAAACAATTAAATCTAACTTTCCAGTTGGACTTATAATCCCAAAAGTTGAGTCATGAATAAACCAATATATTGTTTCATTTGCTCCATCTTCATAAGCTCCAATACATTTTGCATTGTTACTTAAAGATTCACCTTTATAAGAAATAGAGGTTAACTTTGTATTCCCTTTAGAGTTTTCTACTGCTCCTATTTCAGTAGATTCTGAAGACCCCAACCTAACATTTACTGCGTCAATATATTGTCCGTTTGGAACTAATCGTTCATCAACGGACTTATTCATTTTACCTGCTATAAAGTTTCTTTGAAATGTAGCCATATTACTTTATCCACTTATCTTTACCTCTCAGATTCATTAATAATCTTCCTGGATGTATATTGCTTAATCTTATTTTTGCGTTTCTTAGAAGTGCTGATTTAGCTTTTCTAGCTCTATTTACAACATACTCTTGAACACCTAACTTAGAATTTAATATTTGATAACTAATGTATGCATACACATAATCTTCAAATAACTTATTTACAGTTACTTGACTATCATCACCATTCTCCATACCATCAGATATGTATTCTAAAATACAACTATTATTTGCCATAGTAGAATCAAAGTTTATCACACCTGCTTTTTTATCAATCCTAAATGTAGGATTAGAATTTGCAGTTTCTGTGTTAAGACCATATCGTGCTCCTATTTCAAAATTAAAATACCAAAGTCCTTCATACTCATAACCCAATAACCCATTGTATGGGCTTAAAGTGTTTAAATATATACTAGGTTTTTGACCTGTAATTCTATCAAAATCCAAAGGTGAGTATTCAGGTTGTAAAGCCTTACCATCTTGGTCAAATAATATTCTAGAATCATTAGCTTGCAAGTAAGCCTTAGAAGAATTAACTTGAATGTTTTCTACCATTGGTCTTATAACACCATCTTGATAGTAAGATATTCTAACCCAATTTACATAATCAGAAGGAAATATAAACCTAAGTTCTTCTGATACAGTAAGTTGTAAAACTTTCACCTCTTTAAAAGCATCGTAGTTTAACTCTTGTATTGCTCTTTTAGCATGAAATAATATCTTATATCTTTCTTCATTGTTTACCAATGAGTGATTTCCTGCATACATTAACTGATAGTTTACAACTATATCTTTTAATGAAACATATTGGTATGATCCCCAATTAGCATCTTCAGGAGTATCACCTCCGTTTTCATAATATTCGTATTGGCTAATGTATGACATATCTATTTCTCGCTATTAGTTTCAGCAGCCTCTGTAGCTCCTGCGTATTGAACAACCGATGCCTCTCTTATAGAAACTCCTGCGTACTGCAAAATTTTCATTGTTAAGTCTGTGGCATCGTCTGGAAACAATTCAAAATCTTGGTAGTCTGGCTGCGTTTGGTCAAATACAGGTTCGCTACTTGTGCCTAAATCTACATAAGTCCACTTTGGTGGATTAGGATAACGTATGTATTGACAGTTTACTGTTGGTAGTGCTACTGCTAAAGGATATACAGTTGCAATATCACCCTGTGTAGTATACGCAGGAAACATTGTGGATGGAGCAGTTAAAGGAGAACTATTTAATAGTAAAATTTTACTTTGTTCAATCCTTTCTAATTCTGTACCGCCTATAAATATTTTATTTATTAAATAATAATCAGACCCTGTTGTAGAAAGAGATGGTAAAAAAAAGCTATCATTAGAAGTACCATTTTGAGTTAATGGTGATGTTACTGAAAAAAAATCAATAACCTCTACATAACCTTTTTTAAGGTCAGCATAACCTGTACCTGATGTTCTTTGGTTTTCTTTATTTATCTGATAATTATAAGCATAGAAGTAGTCTTCAAACAAATCCATTTGAGCTTGTTGAGCATATAAATTAAAATCTTGTGGAGAAATATATCCATAGTTATTTTTATTTAACACCGCTAAAACTGTGTTTCTAATATCGTTTATCATTACAACTATTATTTACACAAATATAGTTAAAAAAAAAAGAGGACTTATTTCTAAGACCCCTTTACCCAGCTATTACACTTAACCTACTAAATAATAAAAAGCCGATGAAGACATTAATATTATTCACTAAGATAATAAATTAATTTAATTTTCCAATAAATTTTCTAAAAACTTTAAAGCTTCTATTCCATCATCAGATTGAAAGAATGAAGATAATATATACAAAGGATCTTCGCCAAATGGAATTGTGCAAATCCTTGTTTTATTAGTTGATGTATTATACCAAACCTCTTTGTTTTTGTTTCTGTATTTTATTAAGCCTTCCTCAAAAAGCTTATGAACAGTTGAATTCAGTTTTAATACAGGGTCATTTATTGCATTCATAAATTCAACAGGTTCTCTTTTAGCATAAACTAAAATATCCCTTTTCATTTCGTCTGTACTAATTCTTGATGGGTCTTTAGAAAATAAAACTCTTGTTAAGGTTTCCAATTGCAACAACGATAAAGAACGTGCCTCAATCATTGCATCAAGCTCAATATTAATAGTTTCAATAATTTCTTGTGCATCTTTTGCTTTATCAAGTTCTTTAAACTTAACTCCGTTATGTGGATGAACGTGTAAAAACTTTTGTAAAATCTGATTTGACTTTGGAACTCTTAAGAATCCATCTTCAAAAATAACAGGCTCTATAATTGCGTTGCCATCTTGTTCGTCTACAAATGGTGATTTTTGATTTTTAGCATATCGAAGTTCACGATTTGTTTCTGTTTCCTCGTCAAAATGTAGTAATGGGAAACGTCTAGTGTGTTTTGTTGCAAGCATAAAAGATAAAGGTGCTGCATTCCTTGTTAACTTGTAGACCTTGTCTACTCTTTGTACTGTAGTTTTCATTTGATATGATTTAATTTAATTTATAAAAAAGGAGTCTCTTTGAAGAGACTCCCTTTAGTTTTAATTGGTATTCTTAATCTTGGAAGATGAAGAAGTTGTTTGCACCTAAAGTACATACTGCTCTTTCACTCAAGAAGTTTACTTCCATTGCATCCAAATCAGATGTTTTTGCACCACCTGCTGAACCTGTAATCCACGTTTTGTAACGTCTGTCTTCAGTTTCTGAAGCTCTATACCTAACGTGTAAGAATGGTCTCTTAGCGTTTTTACCAAGAACTTGGTCGTAAACAGTTGTAGAACCTGCAGGAACTAACAAACCATTAATACTACCTGTACCATCAACACCACCACGCATAGTTGGGTCGTTTAAGTATTTCCAATCAGACTTGTAAAAATCGTAACCTCTACGGAATCCTGTAAATCCTAAGTTTAAAGCCATCTCTTCATCATTGTCAAAAAGACCATAAGAAGTTCCACCTGCACCATAAGAATTTTGAGCAGCTAACATATCGTCAATGTCAAATCCAAAGTCTCTGTTGTTGAAAATTACATTTTCTTCGATAGAACCTTGCTTATCTAAACGAGAGATAATTGCATCAAAATCAGCTAATGCATCAGGATTTCCACCAGACCATACATTACCTCTATTTTGTACTACATAAAATACACCTTCAGAACCTTTGTTACCTACTTGGTCAGAAGTGTTTTGAGTTGCAGCACCAGAACCTGCTTCTGCAGGAACTGCTTCAATCATTGAAGTCTCTAAATAGTCATCGTAACGTAAACGAGTTTCATGCTCAGACTTTAAGTACCATAGGTAACCTGAAGCTCCATTTTCAGTTTCTACTGAAATCCATCCGATTTGAGCCATATCAGAACCTGATACTGCATACTTATCTTTGATGATAATTGGACTGTTTTCAAAAATGAAATCATCAGACTCTAAAGAACCTTGCATTCCGTTTGTTCCTTTTCTAAATTCAGAACCATAAATAAAGATACTTGCATCAGCATTTCCTAACCCTGTACCACCTGTATAACCTGCAGCATCATAAAATGCAACAGTAAATTGGTTGTTAGCAAGGTCTACTGCTATAACAATAGCTTTAAATTCTCCTGAACCATCGTTGTTTACAACAACTACTGTTTGACCAACTCTAATTGCAATCTGAACTGTTGCACCAGAACCTGGTTGCACAGTTGAACCTGCAGGATTAAGTGTGTCATTAATTTGAAAAATTGCTTCTCCA